CCATATTGTCTTAACTGTTCTAAATCAAAGTCTTTTCGACTTTCACCATTTCCTATACAAAATACAATATCACTAGTCATTTTAATTACAATTCCTCTTCTTGTCCAACGCTCTTCAGCAGTAGGAAATCTATCCATTCTTTAATATTATATTACCACATTCGGGACATTTAGTTCCTTCATGTCCTATCATACCACAATTTTCACAACTAATCATTGATAAACACCTCCTTCATAATCAGTTTACATTCAGTATCATTGAATTTTACAAATGCCCCAAACTTTTTAATACGAAAGGATAAATCTTTCCATACCACACGTTCTGAAATTTCTTTATCCCATTTTTTAATAAATCCCAAAATCTTGTCCATAGCGACAATAGTTTGATAACTAATTTTCTTTCTAATAAGAAGTTTAAGAACCCTTGGATGCTGACCTTCAATAGCACGAAAGCCATCATCAAATACAATATTATTGCTAATAAGGTCACTGTGAATAGTGCTACAATCATTCCTAAAATGATACTTAAAAGATTCGTTAAACTTTTTGTAACTGATATATGTGTCTTTACCATCATTCTCTAATAAACTCCCAACCCATTTCTTTTGATTTGATAAAAAGTTAGCAACAAAGAAATCAAGTATTTCAGATTCTTTATACTTTTTACTAAGTTTATGAAAAAAATATCTGTCATTTCTTTTTGTAAATGTATCTAACTTACAATTAACTTTACCATCATACTGAATATAGTTATACTTATCACTAGTAAAATGAAGCTTGACAGCCAAGTAAGTTTTAAAAACATCAAATCCTCCGTACATATCATATTGGCAGTTTACCAGATTTACTTTTATCTTTGAGTAAATTTAGTTCTTGTGCCTCTATTTTAATCTTTTCTTTTAATGATTTATTAATCATAGAACCTACTGTACTAGGATCAATTTCGTTTTCTTCACAGTATAATACTACAGCGTCCATATAAGAACACCTTTTGTCTTTTCGTAAAGCCTCTATTATAAGAGAAAACTCTTTACTATTCATTTAAAGCCCTCCAACTTACAGGAAAATGGTCACTACAATGTTTTGCCATTTGTTCTGTTATCATTCTAGTTTCTGATTGAGCATCAGGTTTGTTTCTTAGTTCACATACTCTAGCAAAAGCATATAATGAACCTGACCATATCCATTCTGTCATCATACATTGAGGTAATATCATTCTTGCCATTTCAGGAGCAATATTTTTCTCTAACATATCTTGGTAGATTTCTTGTGTCTTTTTGATATAGTCGGTAATATCATATTCTATTTCTGTGTCAGCACTACCTTGTTTAACATTCTCTGCTCGTTCACGCCACATAAAAGGTATAAAAAATTCAGGTTGTTCATCAACATATCTTCTACTAACTTCATTCCAAACTAATCCAACCTGATGTTTAACTAATTGACGAGCAACAAAGACAGGTGCTTTAATTCTAAATTGTAATTGAGCGTGAGCAAAAGGTGACCAATGATTGTGTTTTGCTAGATAACTAATTAATTTTTCATCTTTCTCATCAAACTTATCTTTAAATTTAGAAAAAGATACACGAGCAGCATTTACGACTGACATATCACTGCCCATTTTGTCAATTAATTGTATATTCATTATATTAATATATCACACCTCCATATAATTGTCAACGGTGAGATTCTGTTGCCACGTTCTCACCAGACGCCGACTACTTATTAGGCAGCCATAGCTAAATTATCGTTAGCATTTATTTTAAGATAGTACGGTATCAGCGATTCAACTCAGATTAGTTTTCATCAACGGTCAAACCTATATCACCCCCAACATAAGCACATCAATTTCCTTCATCTAGGACCATGATGTGCTTATGGTGGAGGTGTCCGGTACCGCCCCGGAGTCCCTATTGACTATTGTCTAATCGTCAATGTCAAATTCTTTAAATTCAGTATAGTCAAAAGCAATAAAACTAGCACACATTTCATTAAAACCAACCACATACATCACAGGTACAATTGATTTATTTTCATTCTGATAAAACATCACAACATATATTGGGTCACCTGTGGGCAATCCGTTTTTTCTACCTATGCCAATAGCATATTCTTTATAATTTCTATCGTTTAAAAATTGTTCCATGTCGGCAATTGTGCCACACATAGTGGGATTATTTTTAATTTGTAGACTACTGGCAAGAGTTATTTGACTTAATAATATAAAACTTATTAAGTATTTTAACATAGTTCTCCTATCTGGAACTATAAAATAATTATTTTATTTTATCTTTGTTTTCTTCCTCATAATATTTATAGAAGTTATCTATAGAGGTAATCAGTTCGTCTATATAATCTTTCTTTTCTTTGACATGAGCAGCCACAGAGCCATCTTCAGCAGCAATTAAAATAACAATTTGTTCAATAGGAGTACCAAAGTTTTCTTCATACATCATAGCATATGCTGTTGTTTGTAAGAAGTAATTATCTATCCAGTTTTCTTTTCTTTCTGAGTTAGCAGATTTAAAATCAATTACAGATAGTTTACCATTGTATTCAGCCACACAGTCAACTTGCCCAGCAATCGTTAACTTTTTACTAAACATAATAGTTTCTAATAAATGAATATTATCAATTTGGTCTACATAGGGTTTTAATAATTTAAATAGACCTAAAGGTAGAACACCACGTATTGAAGGTGTTTCATCTTTTAAATATTGTTCAACTAAAGTATGAAGAGCAGAACCACGTCTGGCGGCTCTATTCATTTCCCAATTGGCAACATCATCACCAATCTTATCTCGCCATTCTTTAAGTTCTTTTTTCTTTCTAATTCCTAGAACGGAAGTTACAGAGGGATAAGGTTTACCCTCAATATCGTAGAATCTAAAACCATTGACGTTTTTGCCTTTAGTTTTAGGTAAATTTGATTTATCTAAATCAACAAATGTGAAGTTTCTTGCCATAATATAATAATATCACCTTTCAGTTAAAATGTCAAGCGTGGGACCGTAATCCCACACTAAAAGTCGTCTTTTTTAGAAGTTTACTGATACACCAGCAGCAGGAGTTACGTCTTTAGAATCTAAATTGTAACCTGCTTCGATATACCAATCTACAGATTTATATGTAGATTTGTACCCAGCACCTACGTTTTGTAGTGAATCATCATCACTTCCGTCAAAAAATGCTGATACTTTATCTGCTGAAATGATTGTTTCGTAACCAATTTCATCAGTCGTATTTGTGTCATCATAGGTTGCCACAGTAGATAATGATACTGTTTCATTTAAATCTACAGCACCTGATAATGCCCAAATGTTGTCATCAGTTTCGATTGTGTGGTCTACTGATACACCTGCTTCTAATTTACCAAGTGTAACATAATGTGTAGCTTGTACTGTATCGAAATCTGTTACATCAGAACCTGTGTCTGTAAATTTTGCTCTTACAGAGGTCTTGTTGTAAGTTAAGATGATACTTTCACCATCATCACTTGGATTTTCGATTGTATTAGCACCAACTACTTCTAGTCCACCGCCGATAAAGATGTCGCCTTGGTCACCATAACTTAGTGTACCTTTAGCATGATTTACACCAAGTGAGTATTCATCTAGTGTTAACTGGTCGTTAGCATCTGTAATTACATTGATAGAGGCAAAACCTTCATCACTTGAAATAATTACATCTATATCTTTAGTAGCAATTACATCACCACTAGCGTTCTCAGAAAAATCAACGCCGACAGCGCCAGAGATTTCTGCTTTAGCAACATTAGTGATTAATAATGATGCTAATAATGTTAGTATTATTTTTTTCATTTATTTTTCCTTTATAAAGACAAAAAAAATCCCTACCAAACGATAGGGATTTCTTTAAATGATATCTTTTTATTTAGTAATATGAGTTACCGAAAAACAGAATTACCTGTTAATAACTTACTAGTTCTAAAGCAAGGTCTGTAGTTTCAGTTACTCGTCTAGTCCAACCTTTACCAAAAGTAGCAAAAGTAGATAAACCTTCATAATATTTTTGTCTTTCTGATTGATACTGTTCAATCGTAGTTTTCAAACCGTGTTCTGTTACATATTCTGACACTGCCTTTAGTGTCATAGGACCAATACCACCGTCTGGTGTTGTGCCTATTAATGATTGTAAATATTTGGCTGCTCTGCCTGGTCCAGCATTTACACCAAAGTCAAATACACATAAATCTAAACCTGATGGCAAATCACCACCTTTTAATTTATCCCAATATCCCTTTTTGTATATTGGTGCTACATCATCAACCGTTAGGTCTTTCATATCTTTTGTGCCACCGTGTTCTTCGTAAACTCTCTTGGTGACGCCTAGATTTGTTTCTCCTCCAGGGTCTTTCGGGTGATTCACATAACCGCCCTCGTGGTGTAGTATTGTTTCTAAACATTTTTTATAATTAGCTTCCATTTTTTACTCCGTGTAATCTATCTTTCGCTTGTAGCTTTTGTTTCTTTAATTCTCTCAATTCATGCCATGAGGCATAACTTCTATCATTATTTCGTACTTCTTCGGTTACATTGACCTTCGTCTTTAAGGTCTTGTGTATTGATTTATAATCCATACTACCCCCTTGTGAGTTTTAGGACTTTTTCAATTTGTGCCTTAATTATCGGACCACGGTTCGGCCAATGAATATAAGGCTCATCTGATTTAGAAAGATTATATAAAAAAGGTAATATAATCTTTTCTATATCTTTAAATCGTTGTTGTGTTGCTTCATCTGTAATCTCTACTGCTTGTGTTCTATTTTCAGAAGCAATCTGTAATACTTCATTCATCATTGATTTGATGTCTGATACATCTTCTTTTACTTTAGCCAGTTCTAAATTAGAATTTTCTATAATACTCGGGTCAATGGCTGGTTGTTGTTCTGTTTCAGGTTTTGCTGTGACAGGAGTAAATCCCCAATCATCATCTAAATCAAAACCTCTCATATAATCTGGTATATCTGCCATTACTTTTTCCTTGCTCTATGTTTGTTTAATACTTGTTCAGTTTTAACTTGTTTAATAGATTTTCTACTACCATGTTCTTTTGCCAAAGCACTATTAGGATGTGCTTCAGCAATACGACTTAGGTTTTCTTTCCAACCTGAATCTGTTTTATTACTTGTATTAACACCACTAACAATATTTAGTCTAGTATAAATTTGATGTATATGTGGATTCTTTTTTAGGTAATCTTCTTTTTCAGATATGGTCATCATATCTTCAAATTGTTCACCTGTCTTTGTATTTTCAAATTCGTATGTTGGCATTATTCAAAATAGTGTTTAATTACCTCTAATTGGTCATGGTATTTAGCGACCAGTTCTAATTCTTTTTCTACTGCTTCTAAGATGTCAGGATGTTCACCAACACCAGCAGCGTTTTTTAAATACACTTCTACATTCATAGCGTGTTTTCTAATATGACCTTCGGCGTGTGTTTTAATTGCTTCAATCATATTTTCTCTATTATATTCTTTAGCATTTTTAAATACTTGTGACATTATCAACTCCTTGTTTAAACCACGTTGGCATTTTAGCAGGTGATTTCCATGTAGCAAATCTTTGTTTTTTCATAATATAATATTTACGATAACTTGCCACACTATCACCTGGCACTTTACATTCGTCTGGCATCGCCGGTGTGGCTTCATAACCAGGTTTCTTTACGTCAGCATTTTTAGGCGGATAACGTAAAACTTCTTTTAACTTTTGTACACATAAATGGTCATCTGTATGATTGTATCTCTTTTTATATTCTTCATTTAGTGCCATCATGTGTTGATATAACCACCAATAATTGTAGGCTGAATCCATCACCCATTTTGTACTTGGATGATTAAGCCAACCTGCCTTGTATATAGTATTCTCTTTTACTTTATCAGATAAACGCCATCTTCTAATTTTTCTGCCGTTAGCAGTTTTATCAAAATATTCTTCGCCGTCTAACACACGGTGTGCTGTAGATAGCATTTGAGCAGATTCTAATATCATTTTGACTACGTGTTTATCACATGACATCTCAGCTGCCTTAACAGGACTTTTATCTAAGTAAAAAATATTCATTATTTACCTCCAAAAAATAACCAACACCATAGTTTTAGTACATAGTAAATATATACAAGTCCTATGATAAAAAAGATTGTATTAATTACCACTCGCTAAAACCTCTTTTGAATTATCTAAACTTTCAATCATACTATCTAACATATCATCTATTTCATCTAATGTCAACATTATTTCTTTTATGTCTTGTTCCATCTGTATTAATTTATCAGATTTTTTAGGTGAACTATCAAAATATAAAAATGTAACCATAAAGTTTATAACAGAAACTGCCACAATCATATACCAAAACCACATACCTGGAATGTACATTCTTTGAAAAAAATCTCTAATGTATTGAATCATTATCTACCTCATCTCTCATATCACCATACTTATCAATTAACTTATTTAAAACAGTATTCCAAAACTTAAATGCCCACTCACTTTCACTGGTGATTATCATTTTAGTAGCGTTCATTTGAAGTCTTTTTATAATAACAACTGTCATAACGATTTAATTATATACTAAAAATAGTATTTGTCAAGTTTATTTTTTATCATTCCAATCATATATTTGATTAAGTTTTACCTTGATTTCATCATCATTTAACCCTTGTAAATCACCTACAGAAGCAACCATCTTTCTAAAATCACGGTCTTTTTTCTTTAGTTTCTGATTTTGTCTTTTAGTTCTTTCTAGTGATTTCTTTACTTTTTCTTGTTCGTTAGTTTCATCTAATTTCTTTTTTAACTGTCTTTCTCTTAGTGAGATATTAGCAGCAATCAACATTAAGACTGCCAATGGGTCAAAGACAAAGATAAGAATTATAATAATCAGTCTTACGGCTTCGTCAAAATGGTCTTTGGCATTTTCTGAACCATAGATTAGTTCTGCCACATATTTTAAAGGACCAACATCAGCTTCAATCTTTAATTGTTCTCGTTCTATATCATATCGTTGATTTGATAAATCTGAAATTGTATCACTCGCTTCGGCAATAGTCAACTGAAGTGCTTCTCGTTCAGGCTTTTGTTTTTCTCTTTCTTCTAAACCTCTGGTGACATATTCCATGTCGACATATGTTTCTAATGTAGAATCTAATAAGTCTAATGTCTTTTGTGACCTCTCTATAATTCTTTCTTGTGTGATAATTTGATTATCGATTAATTCTATTTGTAATGTATTGCCTGATGTGGGTTGAACTTGGTCTAAATGTGCTTTTGATAAGAAACCAAAGATGCCTAATGATGTAATGAATATTAAAACTATTACTGCTGTTGTCAGATAGTATTTAATTGTTTTAGGCAATAAAC